TTGAGCTTGAATCGTCGAGCGAGTTCATGTCATTGGAGGACGCTCAAGCTTGGCTAGCACAATGGCATGCGGGTGCTCAGCGCGTTAGAACCCAACGGGATAAGTCGGAGGACCGCCCAGTTGGAGCAAAGCGCGACAGAACCCAACGGGACAGATCAGGTGATCACCCGGTGGGAGCGAAGCGTGAGCGTGACATGTCAGGTGATCCCCCGGCTGGTGAGCAACAAGTCAAGCAAGCTGAGCTTGTCGCTCCATGTCAAGCAGTCGGTGAGGAGTCGGTTAAGGGTGATATCACCGATAATAATCGCCGTCATGAGGAGGACACTGCTAGTGCCGGTGTTGCTAAAGAGACACCAAAGGACACCGCTGGGGATGCGGAACTTAGCACTATGAGCATTTGGGAGAGGTTGACTGGGTGGGCTACGTGGCGCAAGGAGCGCCAGGTTAAACGGAGCGCCGCCGAGGCTGTCGCTACATATCAAGGTGTTGACACCTGGGGGGAAGATGACATAGTAGTCGACCCAAAGGTGCCATTCGCTGAATGGGTACGGCAGGGAGTTGACAAGCGCCTAGGGAAGTATGTGGCCGTACGTAAGCACAATAGTGTGCACCGAGAAAAGTATAGGTTCGATCGCAATGCAAAACTAATCAAGATCTTGGCTGAGGAGGTTTATGTTTCTCTCCAGGGTAAGCTACAGAAAGGTGATGCCAACGATTGTGCCGTGCTGCACCTAGCAATTAAGCAGGTGGTTGAAGGTGCATTCAAGGATGGAGTGCAGTGCCCGGTTGGCCCCGATGGGGTGATGCAGCAAGTGAAGGTTCGTCGTGAACAGCGGAAGTTTTTCATTGACGCTGTTAAGGCCTTTTTCTTTGTTGCCAACGAGGCGGACGATTTTTGGTCCGCTATCGCAACCGGCGGTTCAGCGGTCACTAAATAGGGGTGCCTCGTGCGGATGTTGGCTAGAACAACAGAGGCCAGTTGTTATCACGACGGCACTGTGTTCAAGGGCATAGCCATTGTTCCGCATGTGGGTGCAGCGCCTTCCAAGGTTAGGTATGTGGTTATTGCTCCACACATGTCTAGCCGTGTCGATTTTGGAGCGCACAATAATAATTTGCCCAATCTCTGTCGAGCATTGAATGAACGCGTCTTCAATGTTCAGTCTCCCCAGGGATTGGTCCCGACTCCCTTGCCGCATCCGGGGGTTTGGCAAAAACTGTCACCCGTAGCTCGTAGGTTAGCTTCACGGATCACTAAATTTGGTATGGTTGAACCTCTCACCTCGCAAGAGTTTGTTGAGCAGAGTCCCTCAAATAAACGTGCTCTGTATGCGGAAGCTGCTAAAGAGCTGCGCCAGTTGGGATGGGGTAAGCGCCACGCACGAATCAAGGCTTTCGTGAAGTTTGAGAAATTAAACTTCACTAAAAAGAAAGATCCTGCCCCGCGTGTGATCCAACCGCGCAACCCAGTATATAATATTGCATTAGGGAGGTTTACCCGTCGCATTGAGCATGAAATGTATAAGGCTCTTGCGGAGGATTGGGCTGACGGTGAAAGGGGTTACACCGTCGTGGAAGGGTGGGAGGATGAGGCTGTGGTTATGAAGGGATTAACTGTTGAAGAAACAGCAAAACAGTTGCGGCGTAAGTGGGACAAGTTCCAGTGCCCTGTGGCTATTGGACTTGATGCTAGCCGGTTTGACCAGCATGTGAGCGTGGATGCACTCAAGTGGGA